TGTGACGAGGTGAGCCATGGTTCACCTCGTCACAGGTAGTAGACCTCGAGCGCGATGCCCCAGTTGAGGATGGCGCTGCGGTCGATGGTGCTCAGGTGCGCGAGTCCGACAGCGAGCTTGTCGGTGGCCGTGAAGACCTTGACCCCGCTCATGTTGCCCCACCCCAGGATCGAGTACGGAGTCGCCGGGCCACCCGGAGGGTTGTTGGCCTGCCACCCATCGTAACTCTGGACAACCTCCTGAGAGTAGGGCTGGATCACCGACTTGAGCCCGGTGCCGGAGAGCAAGGAGCTGGCGGAGTACTCCGTGACCCACATGTAGGCGTCGGAGCCGAGCGAGCGGTCGCCGTCGTCCGGGCCGTTGGCCGACTCCATCCACCAGTGGAAGATGACCGTGGCCTGTCGGCGCAGGTCCAGCGAGAACGTGGTCTGGGGGACCACCTCCCAGCTCTCGGTGTCGGTGTTCCCGTAGCGCTTGCCGGTGAGGAAGGCCGAGCCGAACTGGCACCGGACCAGGGCGCCGCCGTCCCACTGGCTGCCCTGGAACCCGGTCACCCCGTGCTGGACACCGGCGAAGGCGTCGATGACGGGCTGCTGGACGTGGCGCGTCTGCACCCAGGCGGCCGACAACAGGTCCGCGCCGACGACTCCCTCGTGCAGGTAGATCTTGAGCGCGTCGTCGTTGGCCTTGACCGCAGTCGCAGAGAGCTGGGTGTTGGCCGCGAACGCACTTGGTGGGGTGTAGGCCATCAGGCCCTCCGCATCTGGACAGCCGACATGCGGCCGCCGCGGCCGGTGAGGAAGTAGAGCGCGTTGCCCTGCGTGTAGTCGTAGACCAACAGGTTCTCGCGGTTGCCGGCCGGGTTGAGGAACGGGTGAAGGAGACCGGTGATCACGAGACGCACGCCGTACACGGTGATCGGGACGTTCGTGGTGAAGCAGTACATGCCGTAGGGGGCGTACCACCCGTGCGCGTGTGTTGGCAGCGTGGCGCTCACCTTCCCATCCCGAGCATCCCCGTCCGAGGTGACCTGGTAGGGCGAGATGACGGTGCTTGCAGACAGGAGCTCCAGCTCGAAGCCGTCCTTGGTCGTGCCCTTCACACCGAGCGCTGGGTCCATCTGCCCGCTCACCGCGACGAAGTTGGCCAGGGCGTTGGAGGTGATGTCCCACTGCAGGTAGGCGAGCCAGCAGTGGAAGCCGTCCGTGACGACGTGGCTCGGGCCCGCGGCCTTGTCTGCCAGCGTGTACTGGCCCATGGCTCCGGCGTTCAAGTACGGCGTGGGCGGCGCCATTCCGATGAAGCTGACCACCCCCATGTTCCACCACACCCGGAGCACATCCCCCGCGACGAGAGGCCAGCCGCTCGCCCCGAAGTTGAGGAAGGTGGGGGTGCCTGCCGCGTTGCCGACGCGGGTCACGGTGGGCGGGGACGCGGTCGACGAGGGGTAGTTGACCGCGGGCCCGGCGTGCAGCATGGTCGCGTCGCCGAGCAGGGCGGTCGCGCTGTTCTTGACGATGGCCACGCTGGACAGGTGGGGGAGGTCGAAGGCCTGGTCCCGCACGTTGTTGGCGTCGAGCGCGCCCGGCTGGTTGTAGTCGTTGTAGGTGGCGTTGAGCACACCGGCGTCGATGACCTGGCCTGCGTCAACCGGAGCGCGGACAATGCGGCTCATCGGAACCGTCCGATGGCGAACACGCGGTTCGCGAAGAGGTGGCACTGCATGAGCGGCGGCGTCGACCCGAACGCGGTGACCGGGTCGTCGGGCCCCGCGGACCCAGGCTTGGCCTGCAGCGTCAGGGTGACAGGGCCGCTCGGCATCTGCTGCGAGCCCGAGATTGAGAAGTGGTCCATCGCCTTGGCGGGCCCGATGCGCTCAGCGACGATGGCCCCGTTGTAGAGGATGCGCAGCCCGAGGAACTTCTCGTTGGGCGCACCCGTCTGGCTGCCCCCGGCGTAGGTCGTGTTGTAGGTCTCGTTGAACCCGGTCTGGATCGCACAGTTGCCGTACCACTCGGTGAGCAAGTTGCCGCCCTTGAAGGGCTGCAGCGTGGTCTCGAAGCAGGTGAACCAGCCCGACCCGAAGTTGCGGTAGTTGATCGCCCGCCACTGCTCGGGCCGGGTGTCGGCCGCCGCGGCGCGGTAGCGCGTCTGCTCGCCATTCGCGCCGATGACCCCGGTGCTCCACGGGTTGAACAGGTAGCACTGGTGCAGGCAGGCGGTGGTGAGCTGGGTCTGAGCGAGCGCCCCGTCAGGGAGCTGCGACCGGTCGAGCCCGACGAGCTCACCGCGGAAGGCCTGGTGCTGTGCGTTGAACTGGCCTGCCTCTGTGGTCTGCGAGGTCCTGGCGTCGTGCTGGGTCCACTGCTTCACGGTGCCCTCCCGGCGATGACGTTGGTCCCGCGGGCCGTGTAGCTCAGCTCGTAGCCGACCAGCACGAGGTCGTCCTTCGTGCGCAGCGTGAACCGGAACCAGCTGCAGGACTGCTGCGCGATCGGGACGCGGATGGGCGTGAGCCTTGTGTCCTGCCACTCCGCGGTCCCGATGATGGCCGTGCCGTAGACCGGTTGCTCCTCTTGATCGGGCGGCTGCGCTACGTACTCGAGGTCCTCCCCGCTCGGGGTGTACTCGAAGTCTTTGAAGTCCTGCAGGTGCAGCTTGACCGATCCGGTGGTCATCACCCAGAGGGTGACGTACTGCACCTGCTTCTTGACCTGGGCATCGCCGAAGTCGTGCCACGCCGACTCGTAGACCGAGGCGGGCGGGTCGCCTGGCTTGTAGACGTCGCCGACGATGGCGCCGCCCATCGAGCGGATGTTCGACAGCACAAAGAGGCCTGCCGGGTCGGACTGGCCCGCCGTGTTGCCCGTGTGGTGGCCGAAGACCAGGGTGCCGTTGTGGAGCCGGTCGATGCATCCGACGGGGAACCCGCTCCGGACGGACCAGCCCTCCTTCTCGAGGTGGTAGATCACGCCGAGGTTGGGGCGATCATCGCCGTTTGCCGGGAAGTAGCTGTGGTAGGCCTTCTCGGACGGGCTGTACTTGGCCACCGCTCGGGCGGCGCACTCCTGGGTGAGCCTGCCGAGCGTCGACCCGAGCGGCGCGCCGACCTCCTCGAGCCGAACGGTCGAGCCGCCGTCGAGCCCGCCGGAGATGCTGTAGATGCCGTCGAGCGCGAGGAAGAACACCCCTTTGCCCGGCACGGAGTCGATGGTCTGTGGCGAGCGGCAGGCGATCTGCTCGGACAGCGACTGCACGCTGAAGTCCGGGTAGCTGCCGGTGACGATGTCGATGCCGTTCTCGCGGAAGACCAGCAGGTTGTTGTAGTGGGCGAAGAGGCCTGTGACCGCCCCACCGTTGCTGGCCAGGGCGATGTAGTCGGCCGCGCCGAACTGGTCGATGAAGGTGGGCAGGCTGAAGTACAGCCGGTTGCCCTCGTCTGCCCCGCCGTCCAGCCACAGGCAGCTCTTGTAGATTGCGCAGCACCGGGCCCGGGGCGCCGGGAAGATGACGCTGTCGACGAGCTGGGGCGCAGGGACGCTGAAGCTGACCTCGCGCCGCGCGCAGTGGTAGAGCTCCTCGACGTTGTTGCGGACGTCGGCGATGAAGTACAGCTCACGCTCTCCGTTGAGGCTGCCGTAGATGCGCCGGGCCACGGTGCCAGGTGGGCCCAGCGGGATTCGGATCGACGGCGCGTAGCGCACGTTGTTGTCGCCCGCCTCGATGGTCCACGCCACCTCGACCGTGGTCGAGCGCGGGCTCTCGCTGCCCGTGTCGGAGATGAAGCTGACGGCGAACTGGAAGACGTTCTTCTCGTCTGCGGAGCCAGCCTCCTCGGCGCCCATCCCGAAGATGTTGGGAAACACGCTGGCCTTCCCCGCGGCCGGGTACCAGTTGCTCGTGCTGTCCCCCGTGTACTCGTTGGCCGAGGCCATCGGGGTGCCTGCGTCGATGGTGGCCACGCGCAGGGCGTTGGGCTGGGGCGGCGGTCCATACCAGCCGATCTGGCGGGACAGCGAGGCGAGCTGGGCGGGCGTGACCTCGGATGCTCGGGGCAGCGGCCAGGGCCGGACGATGATGGGGCTGTCGTAGCCGTTGGTGATGACCACCCGGTCTCCGTACTGGGCGTAGACCGAGGCGGTGTCGGTCGCCGTGGGCACGAACCTCGAGCCGAGGTTGAAGATCACGTTGGCCTGCCCCACCTCGTAGTAGAGGTAGAGGGCCCCGCCGCTCTCGAACAGGATGCTCTGCCGGGCGCCGCCCGTGCTCTGCTGCATCACGAAGAGACTGTCGATCCGGCCGAGCGCGGCGAAGGGTGTGAAGCCGTCGGCCGGGTCGGGCCGGTACTTCTCGTACCCGACGCGGGAGCTGAGCCCGAGAGTGCTGCGCTCGACGGCCCAGTTGTCGATGAGGTTGGCGGAGGTCGGGGTCTGGGGCAGCGACTGCTCCATCCCCCCGACGACGCGGACCTGCAGGGTCTGGCCCTTCATGTGTGCACCAGGGTCGTGAAGCGGGAGTAGCGGCCGACGCCGAGGTTGTCGCCCCAGTCGCCTTTGACGATCCGGCGCGAGGTGGAGATCAAGTACCGGCGCTCCATCTGCAGCAGCTCGGCCTCGTACTTGCGCTTGTAGATCTCGGACTGCGCGGCGTTGTCGTGCTTGAACAGCACGTCGGCGAGCGCACGGTAGGCGATGACCAGGCGGTGCGCAGGCGGCACGAGCGAGACGTCGTTGTCCTCCTGCATCGGCTGGTGCCGGACCATGTACCGGACCTGGAAGGCGTAGTCCTTGTCCTGCCGTGGGTAGAGGCGGATGCGCTGGACGAAGCCGTCGGGGTTCTGCATCCGCTGGCCGTTGTAGAGGCCCTCGGATGTGGTGAGCGTGGTGACCGAGAGCTGGATGGTGCGCGCCGCCACGTCGGTGGGGATCAGCTCCATCTTGGCGCCGGGCGTGAGCGGGTCATCGAGCAACCGCCAAGCGTTGAACCCGAACTGCGTGCTCCTCCAGTAGTAGCGCTTGTACAGGCCGGAGTTGGCCGTCTGCGCCGAGGGGGTGAGCACGAAGTCCTGCGCGTCCGTCGCGGTCAGGCTGACGATGTCGCCGTGCGCGCTCTCCCGGCCGGCGAAGGACAGGGTCGAGGTGAACTCCACCGTCCGCACGCCGCGGCCAGCAGCGACAGCGGTGGTCAGCGCAAAGTTGACTCGAGGTCCGTTCAGGTAAGCCGGGTCGTACCACACCCAGTAGATCGGCAGGTTGATCTCACCGAGCGGCAGGTTCCACCACTCGTCCTCGTACCTGGTCAGGTTGTCGAGCAGGCCTGGGTCGTTGGGCGTCATCGCCTGGGTGCGCCGCGCCACACCGAGCACCGAGATGCAGTCGCCCGGCAGGTCGATGTAGCGGTTGATCGCCTTGGCCGCGTAGGGGCCGGTGGCCGCCGTCCACGCCGAGGAGATGCGCAGGTCGGTGTCGCTGACCACGTTGTTGACGACGAAGGTCTCGGTGTTCCCGCTGGGCAGCGTGACCTCGAGCTCTTGCCCTGCCATCCACCCGAGGAAGCTGCCAACCGGGCCGGTCACGACCTGCGTGTTGATCGTGAAGGTCAGCGCGGCGAAGGGCACGTCCTTGTAGACCTGGACGTCAGCCACCCGGTTGATGAAGGTGAACGGCTTCTCGGCGCAGATGGACCTGTCCGCCTCGTTGAGCAGCGCATCGACCTGCTTGCTGTACTTGGGGTTCGTCGGAGAGTAGTCGAGGATGTTGGCCACGAACTCTCGTAGATCTTTCAAGGACGAAGCGGGCATGCAGTGCTCCTAAGCGAAGGCCCCGTCCGCAGAGAGAGCGGGCGGGGCCAGTGTACCCGCTTGGGGCGGGCAGCGAAGATCAGAAGCTCGCGAGGACGTAGACCTTCGCAAGGTTGCTGGTGTCGGCCTCGGCGGCGATGGCGACGATGGGGCGCTGGCTCACGGTGGCGGCGCCGCTCTCGACGATGTCGGCCGCGAGGGCGAGGCGCCCGGCGGTCGAGCCGACGATGAGGCGGGAGCCGGCGACGGTGGCGGCATCGACGTTCGCCGTCACGAGACCGCGGGTGACGACCTCGATGCGGGCGCCAGCGGTGAGCGCGCCGGTGGGCTCGGCCGAGCGAAGGACCACGCCGATGACGCAGGTGTCGGTGGCGGTGCCCGTGTCGCCCTTCACGATGATGAGACCCTTGTCGCTGTCGGCGGTCTTGGCCAGGTCGAGGGAGACGCAGTCCCCCACGACGAGGGTCTCGCCTGCGATGAAGATCTCGACCACGCGTCGGTTGGACGCGGAGACAGCGCTGACGCTGCCGAAGTCGGCGTCGGTGTTGAGGGACTGGAGGGTAGTAGCCGTGGCCATGATCAGGTCTCCGCGTTGATGAGGATGCCGTGGCCGGACAGGTTGCTGGTGCAGACCTGCATCCGCAGGGCGATCTGGGCGGACATCGCAGCGTAGCCGCTGATGGTCTCCATGTCGCCGAGCTCGAACTGCGCGTCGCGGTCGAAGTAGACGTTGAACAGCGTCGAGTTGAGGAAGTACATCGACATCTTGTTGGTCCCGGCGGAGCCGGTGAACCCCAGGTTCGGCTCGATGTACATCGCGGCGCCGTTGAACGCGAGGGCCAGCTTGCCGGCCATGTTCCGCTCTTCGGTCGCCGAGGTGTACCGCTCGAGCTGCTGGAGCTCGTCCTTGTAGAGCCCGTAGGAGATGGGGCTCGCGAGGATGAGGTCCACGTCGCCTTCGGGCGCGTACTGCTGGACGTCGATCAGGAGCTGCTGCATCTTCTTGAGGCCGTTGGCCGCAAAGCTGCCGTTCTGGATCTGGTTCTGCCAGGAGGTGGGGAAGCCGCTCTTGGCGATGCCACCGACCGTGTTGGTCTGGCTGCCGAAGGCGAGCTCCTCGAACCAACCCGTGGCGCCGTCCAGACCGTTCAGCGTCTGCAGGTCGGTGAGGATGGTGCTGCTGCCGGCGATGATCTGCTTGCAGATCTCCCGCTTGAACATGCCCATGGTCTGCTTGAGCCGGGCCTCGGCGATCCGCACGATGGCGCGCTCGCCCTTGTTGGACAGCTCCTCCTTGCGGGTGATGACGACCGGCGCGGTCGCGTCGCACCAGCTGTAGGAGGCGGTCCGCATCGGGTCCTTCACCGCCAAGCTCACGGCCTCGTAGCCGGTGGTGAGCTGGGTGATGGTCGAGTGGTCGGTGAGGATCACCGGGCTGTCGATGTAGCTGCCGCCATCGACCTGCTCCACGTTGCCGAGGCGCTGCACGGCGTCGAGCAGGGGGATGGTGCGGAAGGTGTTGTCGACCTCTTTGTCGCGGAGGATCCGCAGGGTCGATGCGAGGATGTCGTTCTGGACACCGGTAGTCGTCGGCATGAGCGTGGCCTCTACGCGCCGTCACGGCGCGGGTGAGCGCGGGGAAGGGGAGGCGAGGCGTGTCCGGTAGCCGGGGCCAACGTGCCTCTCCAGCGTGCGTGTCCCGAGGGGTTCACGCTGGGGAGGCCCTGCTGTTGTAGCCTAAGCCTTCGACTTCTTCAACGCCTGGTAGATGTCCCACGCGTTGCCGCTCCGGACGTCAGCCGAGACGACCTCTCGGCCCGGCTTGGCGCCACGGTCTCCGATGACGGCAGCCCGCTGCATGGCGCGCCGGCGGACCTCAGCTTGCTGCTGCTGCTGCGACTGCTGGGCGGACAAGCGCTTGCCCTTGACCATCCAGTAGGCGGCCTCCAGGCTCAGGTTCTTGTCGGCCTGCAGCGCAGCGAAGACGCCGGACTTGATCTCGGGATCGGCGACGAGGTCCGGGTTCTCCGCCTTGAAGGTCTCGTAGCGGGTCGCCGCCTCGCGTTGCCGTTGCTGCGTGCCCAGCGGCTCGAGCACCTCCTTGAGCTTGGCTGCGACCTTGGCGTCGATGGCCGCCTGGATGTGCTCAGCGTTGAACGGGTCGAAGTCCTGCGGCATCTTGCCCGCCTGCTGGGCGAGGGACTCCAGCAGCCCGCTGCTCGCCAGGGCTTGGTGCTGGGCCTGCAGTGCCTGCTTCTCCCGGGCCAGCTCCTGCGTCTTGCGCGTCACCATCTTGCGCAGCTCGGCCATCGCCCTCTGCACCTCGGGCGGCTGCGCCGAGTAGACCGAGTCCCAGGACTCGCCTTCGTTGAGTCCAGCGGGCTCGGGCTCGGGTGCGGATGCGGCCTCCTTCGCCTTGCTCGCCTGCTTCTTCTCGTAGGCGTCGAGGAGGGCGTTGACCTCGGCCTTGTACTTGTTGCCGGGTTCGGGGTTCCGCTTGCCGGCGTCGGCCGGGGCGGCGGCGGCCGCCTCGCCGACAGGAGCCGCGGCTGCCGTGTCCGGGGAAGCAGGCTGCCCGCCGTGGGACAGGCCAGCGCTACCGGGTGCAGTCGTCGTGAGCAGGGACATCAGGCACGCTCCATCATCAGGTCTTCGGGGGACGTCTTCACCTCGACCTCGACCTCGGTCTCGCCGTCGCCCTCGGCCATCATGGCCTTGAACTCCGCGCTCTTGGCGAGGGCCGCAACCTTGCTGGCGAGCAGCGCCACGTCGCGGTCGCTGACCACACCGGCCAGGGTGATCTCGATGCCGGACCCGCTCTCAGCGGCGGCGTCGGACAGCATCGCCAGCCCGCGCACGAAGTCGACCGGGAACACGGTCTGGTCGGAGGTGAAGGTCGGGTAGTCGCCCTCCATCCCCGCGCTCGACAGCGCCGAGTTGAAGGCTTTGACCAGGCCGTTGAGCGCCGAGGCGGAGAACTTGCCCTTGGGCAGCTCGAGCATCGCGTCGGCTTCGTCCTGCATCTCGCCGGCCTTGCCGGCGTACTCGTCCTCGATCTGCATCGACATGTCGTTCATGGGTGCCTCCTCAGGCATCGGGGGTGGGGAACGTCTCGATCATCGCCTTGGCCGTCGACCCAGTGTCAGCCAGCACGCGCTGGAACTTGGCGACTTGCGCCTCGTGGTTGTCCTTCTCCGCGGTGGCACGGGAGATCTCCCGCTCGACCTCGCCCTCCTCGACTTCGCGCAGCCCGCGCTGGCGCATCACCTCTCGGCGATGGTTGGCGTCGCGCAAGGTGACGTTGAGCCCGCGGTCATGGAAGCCGCTCCACGGCGTGTCGCCCCAGGCCCAGGCCGTCTTTGCTGGCGCCGCTACCGCGAGGGATGCAGGTGCCCCGCACCTCGCGCAGGCTGCTGCGTCCTTGCGGTTCTCGAACTTGCGCAGCTTCTCCGACCGGTGGCCCTCCGCGCAGCGGTACTCGTAGATGGGCATCAGACCACCCCTCCAGCGGGCAGGACGTTGGCGACGTTGGCTGGGCTCGGGCCCTGCAGCAGACTGGCCGCGGCCTGGTCGGGGGCAGACGGCAGGCCCGGCGCCTGGGCCAGAGCACCTGCGGCCGGCGCTGCCTGCTCGGGTAGGAAGTCTTCGGGGAGGTCGTAGCTGCGCACCAGCGCCTTCAGGATCTTCTCGGGCGGCACACCGAGCTGGGTGAGCAGCGGCACCAGGGCTTGCAGCTCCTGCTTCTTCACCGCGTCCGACATCGGGGTCGAGCCGCTGTCCTGGGCGAAGAACCGGAAGTCCGCGGTGAGGTCGCTGCCTCGCACCACACGAGCTTTGCCGCCCAGACGGACGATGACGTCGCCGTCATCCATCAGTGTGGCCAACATCACGACGTAGGTCTGGGCCATCTGGGCGATCGCGGCGTCGCGCTCCCGGGCCTGCCGGCCGATCTCGCTGGCGCTGTAGGCGGCGAGCGCGGTGACCTCGGTGGCGGTTGCCTTGGTGGCCTGGCCCCGCGTGAAGGGGGCCATCACCGAGCCGCGAGAGAAGTCGCTCTCGACCTGCTGCTCGTAGACCTCGAGCTCGGGCGGCGTCGGGCTGTGCGGCACCGGCACGATGGCCGAGCGCAGGTCCTGGCCCGGCGACAGCTCGACCTCGATGAACTCGCCGTCTTGGCCCTGCGCGATCTTCGCCATGCTCTCGGGGTCGAGCACCCCCTTCTCGCACATCCACTGCCGGGCCGCCTTGCGCACCCCGTTGGCCTGGAACGTGCGCATGGTGTTGATCTCGACAACCTGGTCGTAGACACGGCGCAGGGCCGAGTACCCACGCAGCGGCTCGTCGGGCTCGCGACTCATGTAGATCGGGACGATGGGAACGACGGGCCTGTCGCTGCTCGTGCGGAACGGGATGCCGTCGAACTTCTCCGGCGTCGGCTCTGCGTCATCGTCGCCGTCCGTCGCGCCGACCTCGAGCTTGATGCCGTCGTACAGCATCTTGTTGCCGCTCGAGTAGTCGGGCGACCAGACGAACAGCTTCTCCTGCACGAGGTCGTAGAACTCCACCACGAGGATGTAGTCGTCGGTGGTCTGCTCGACTGGCTCGTTGGCCCGGCGGTAGGCGGGGGTGTTGTCCGCGTCCTGCGTGTCGAGGTAGCGGTCGAAGGTCCGCAGCGAGTACTGCTTGTTCCCGTACTTGGCCTTCGCGGCGGCGATGGGCAGGTAGTAGCGGTGGCCGATGTAGCGCTGGGTCGCCCAGCTCGAGGCGGTGTCGTCGACCAGCACGTCCCACGGGCAGATGGGCGTGGCGTCCACCCGCTGCAGCACATCGGGCGCGTCGCTGGCGGTCAGCTTCAGCGCCGCCCACGGGTAGATGAGCGCCAGCCGCATGGCGTCTTCGACCTGGCGGCGCGTGGAGGTCAGCCAGTTGTTCGCCACCTCCTGGGTGAGCTCGGGGTCGCC